GGCGCCGTCGACCGCAGGCGCCGCCGGCCCCCGTCGTGGTGGACGCGTCGCCCATGCCGCCCGTCCGCGTCGGGGACCACCTGCTCACGCGCATCGGGGGCATCTGGCTGCCCTGCGGGGAAGAACGCCTGGCCAAATACCTGGGGCAGACGGGGCGCTACAAACACGGCATGGGCACCTATCAGTACCGGACCCTGGCCCGGTGCGTGGAACTCCTGCCGCCGGACCGTCGCCGGGAGTGCCTTGACGTGGGGGCGCACGTGGGCCTGTGGTCGATGCACCTGGCGCTGGTGTTCGAGTTCCTCCGGGCGTTCGAGCCTTCCCGGGTCCACGCCGCCTGCTTCCGGTTGAACGCCCCGATGGCCAATGTCCACCTGTGGAACATCGCCCTGGGCGACATGAGCGGAGCCGCCAGCCTGACGGTTCACCCCGCGCACTCAATGCTGACCCACTTGGAGCCAAATCCGTCCGGGACCATCAACGTCCTGAAAATGGACGACGTGGTCCCGGCCGACGCCCGGGTGGACTTCGTCAAGATTGACACCGAGGACTACGAGCTTCGGGTGTTGCGGGGCGGCGCCAAGACCATCGAGCGTTGCCGGCCGCTCATCTGCATCGAGCAGAAGGGGCACGATTACTACGGGGAGTCCAAGTACGCCGCCCGGGAACTGCTGGAGAAGTGGGGCTACGTGGTGACCGACCGCATCGCCGACGATTTCATCATGGCGTCCAAGTGAACGCCCGGGTGGCGCATGAATAAGTGGATGGCGGTCAGCTTTTTTACCCCGGACCAGGCGTACCGAAACCACGCCCGGGAACTGGTCGCCACGCTCGATACTTTCGGCATCCCGCACGATGTCCGGGAGCGCCAGCCGGAAGGCGACTGGATGGTCAACGTCAAGATGAAGGCGCGCTTCATCCTTGAGATGCTGGCGACCCACGAGGACTGCGACATCGTCTGGATAGACGCTGACGCCCGGGTGCGCCAGTATCCCAAGTTGTTTGACACCCTGGATGCCGACGTGGCTGCTCACTACCGGAACGGCAAGGAGCTTCTGGCCGGGACCATGTTTTTTCGCAACGGGCCGGTCTCGCGCGACTTGCTGGCCGCGTGGTTGGAAGAAATGAACAACGGAGAGTACGACCTGTTCGGGGACCAGCGCTCTCTCCAGGCGTTGCTCAAGAAGAACCCCGGGCGTTGGAAGGTGGCGGACCTTCCGGCCCCCTACACGCTCATCTTCGATTCCATGCGGAGCCTGGGGCCGCCGGTCATAGAACACCTTCAGGCATCCCGGAAAACCTATCACCGCAAGCGGTACTCCGGTTTCAGGAAGGCGTTTCTGAAAAGCGCGACGCCGCTCAAGGTCAACGCGCGCATTGGGAACGGCGTTCCGAACTTTGAGAGGGACTATCCCAACGCCCTCCCCGCTTCGCGTCTGGCCGGCAAACTTGCGGGACGCCCCTGCGTCATCTTCGGAAATAGCAGTTCGCTGAACCGCGTGGACGTGGAAAAACTCCTGGAGTTCCCGACGGTGGGTTGCAACCGCATCCTGCGCATGTTCCAGCCGGACTACTACATCGTCGTGGACCGCGACCCTTACCGCCAGGACCTGCATCTCATCAATGCGTTTCGGGGCATCCGGGTGTTATCCTCCACCATCTACAACGAGAACGCCATCTGCCGGCGCGTCCCCGTCCAGCCCATCCCCGAGTTCGAGTTCTACCACTTCCGGGCCATGACCTCCGGGACGCCCACGAACGGCGTGGCCGGAGTCAGCAGCCTCCCGGTCGTCCAGGACAATTGGGACGGCGGAGTACTGAGCGCGGCGAACATCTCCTTCCCGATGTTGCAACTGGCGGTGATGCTCGGGGCCAACCCCATAGGCATCGCCGGAGTGGACCTGGCGTGGAAATCAATGGCCGACTCCCACTTCTTCGGGGCAGGAGCGAGACATGGGTGTTTTCCGTTCAATGCGCGCCGCGTTCTCCGTTTCTTCCAGGCCGCCTCCGAGCTCCTCCGCCAGCGCGGCGTCGAGGTCTACAACCTTTCCCCGGAGGGTGTCCTTGATTGCTTCCCGCGAATCTCAGCCGTGGAGTTCCATCGCCGGGCTGAGAGGTTCGCGGACCGGGACCTGTTACCTTGTCGGCAATTCGTCAAGCCTGAACCGGGTCGATTTGACGGGCCTCCTGTCGTCATGCCCGGCCATCGGCTGCAATCGCGTCCTGCGGGTCGCCCCCGTCCCCATGTTGCTCCTGGCCGACCGGGCGGTGCTCGACGCGGAGTTGGCCCGAATCAGAGAAAAAAGGCCGACCCTGCTGTTGTGGCGGGGACTCCGGTGGTACGCGAGCGCGAACGGATTGCCCGGTTACTATTTCGATTTGTGGAGCAAAAGAATAGCGGGCACCCGCCGGGAGCCGGGGGTGTTCCTGAGCAGCCACAATACGGGGACATACATGGTGGAGGCGGCGCTGCTCCTGGGGTTCCGGGACCTGAGGATGGTGGGCATCGACCTGAGATACGACCTGAAGGAAAGTCATTTTTTCGGAGATGGAAGAAAAGAAGGGTGCCATCTGTCCGACCTGAAGAAAACGGTGGAGTGCTTCCGGCAGGCGGAGAAGATGGTCCGCGAAACGGGCGGTTCCCTGGTGAATGAGTCGGGATACGAGGGGCCGCTGGATGACGTGATTCCGAGGGAGAAGGGAAGATGGCAGACGAAAGAGAAGTGAACAACCAGGACAACTTCGGGCCGAACCTGGCCACCTCCGAGGATGCCAGGAGCAGGGCCAAAGTCCGGGTGATGGGCGAGTTGCTGGCGGTGAAGAACGGCAGGACCTACACCGACAACAAACTCATCATGCTGGAGAGACTGTGGCGCGGCGACCCCATCTCGCGTTTCTACCCGTCCGGCCGCACCACGCACGTCCCGGAGCCCTTCAAGGCCGTGGAGGCCATCGTCCCGCGCATCATGGAGGGCCTGTTCCCCTACCGGGACTGGTTCCGGGTGGACATGCTTCGCCAGGGCGCTGGCGACCCGTTTTCCATCCGCGTCCTGCTCCAACAGCAGTTGAAGGACGGGGACTTCAACAAGCATCTGGAGATGTTCCTGCGGATTCTCTGTATCCAGGGCACGGCCTTCGCCAAGGTGGCCTACCTGGACGATGAACGCAAGTACACCTACAAGGAGCCGGTCTTCAAGGACATCTATGAAGACTCCCAACTCATCGGCCGAAAACAGAAGGGGTCCCGCCAAGTCGAGTACTCGGAAAACCGGGACCGTACGGAGTTCATCCCGCTGGAAACGCTGGACGTGTTTTGCGACCCGCGCTACGACGACATCAACAAGGCGCCCTGGATTGCCGACCAGTTCCGGGTCAACAAGGAGTACATCCTCCAGCGGCTGGACGAGAAGTTCTTCGCGGGCATCACCGAGGCTGAACTGACCGCGATGACCGCCTCTCTGTCCAAGCCCCTGAACTCCGACACCCTCAAGTATCAATCCGTAGACACGGCATCCATCAAACGCAATCCGATGGACGACTACCTGCTGACCGAGTGGTGGGGTCTTTACTCGGACGGAGAGGGTCGACGCAAGGAGTTTGTCATCACCCTGCTCAATGAGGACCGGGTGGTCCGCATCCAGGAAAATCGTCTGTGGCATGGTCGGCGTCCCTACCTGATGCAACAGTACATCCCAATTCGCGGGGAGCTTTATGGGATGGGGGTAATCGAACCCATCGTCTACCTACAACTCGACCTGAACGACATGCGGAACACGCTGAACATGAGCGCCGCCCTCCAGGCCAACCCCATGTTTATCGTGGGAGATGACGCCGGAATCGAAGACGAGAGCCTGCGGGCCGCCCCGGGTCGGTTCTTGAGGGCCGCCACGGCCAGTCTGGATGCCATCCGGCCCCTGCCCATGCCGGACATGACCCAGGTGGGGCGTCTGGCCGAGCAAATCACCAAGCAGGACATCGTGGAGACTACCCGGACCACCCGACTCTATTACGGCGGGGCCGAGGGAGGCACGGCCACAGAGACCTTCACGCGCACCCGCGAGAGCAACGTGGCCATCAAGTCCACCATCATCGCCTGCGGTCGGGACGTGCTGGCCCCCTTCCTGGAGATGGCCCACCTGAACAACCACCAGTTCCTGGAGGAAGAGCGGATGGTGGTCCTGACGGGGAACGCCAAGGACTACAAATACCTGACCATCGGACCGGACAAGCTTGCCGGGCCTGCGCGATTCGAGATTCTTCTAGCGCCCCAGATTGAACTTCTGGGGGTCCGCGGACAACAACTGATGATGTTCCTGGAGCGGATTGCCCAGAACCCGATGTTCGGAGGGGCCGTGTCTTCGCCCCGGGCGCTCCTCCGAGTCATCTACCAGGACATGTTCGGGGAACGGGACCTGGATACCCTGTTCCCGCCCATTGATGACGAGAGCATCTCGCAGTTCGAGGAGAACATGGTCATGGCCCAGGGCGTCCAGGTGGATGTCCGGCCCTACGACAATCATGTGGAACACTCCAAGGTCATGGCCCTGGCGCTTCACTCCAGTATCTTCAACAAGATGGCCGAGTCCATCAAGAGTCTGTTTGTGCTCCATGCCAAGCAACACGAGGTCTTCCTGGAGAGGGCCGCGGAGAAACAGCAGTCCCAGACGGGGTTCCGGCCTCCCTTCCAGGGAGCCATGCCGCCCCAGGGCGGTCCGCCGGCGGCTCAACCGCCCGGAGTCCAACCGGAACTGGCCGGAGCGCCAGAGATAGCCGGCCAGGCCAACATGATGGGTGAGCAGATGCGCCAGCAGGCGCAGGGGGTGTAGGATGGCGCTTGGACCAATCCCGTTCCCGTCGCCGGAGAGTGAACGCCAGCAAGCCGAAAGCCGGCTGGCGGAACTTACCAGGCTTGTCGCTAAACGCAAGGACCTGGCAAGCGTCAGGGGAACTCCCCAGTGGGAGACCATCAAGAAGATACTTGAGGAAGAGCTCGGTCTCCAGGTGCGGGCTCTTCTCATTGAGGACACCTCCGAGAACCTCTATCGTCGTCAGGGTGCCGTCCGAGTCCTCAACGGCCTTCTGGCCTCCCCGGAGGAGGCCGAAAAGACCATCCTCAAGGCCGAGGAAGAAGCGTCCGGGATTCGTACGCTTCTTGGCAAATAGTGTAGCATTTTGCTACATTAGGGGAGTGGTGTTACCTTGCAGATAGGAGAACAAGATGCCTGACAACTCGAATGTTGATTCCGCCATTCGCCAACGCCTGGGACTCGGGACTCCCATGCCGGCACCGGCTGCCCCGGTTGCAAGTCCCGTTCCGGCAGCCACTTCCGGGAACCTGGACGGCGAATTGGCCCTCCTGAAAAACGAGAACGAAGCCCTCAAGACCCAACTCGTGACCATCAACGAGCAGATGGGGGGTCTACTCGGGCAACTGGAAACTTCCAGGAACGCAAGGCAGGCGGAAATCAAACCGCCGACGGAGGAGGAGCTGGACAGCCTTCCCAGGGGCGAGGCCATTCGCAGGACCGTGGGACCCATGCTTGCCGGGTTGCAACGGCAACTGATGGGTGCCCTCGGTGGCATGTCTGAGGACGTGGTTCGGAGCCGGGACTTCCTGGACGAGAGTGCCGTCCGCGAGCGCTTCCCGGCGCTGGTCTTCGAGAAGTACCGGCAGCAGTTCCGCCAGAAGCGGAATGAGAACCGGCGCCTCACGGCCATCGAGGTCATCAAACTGGTTGCCGACCCGGCAGACCTGGTAGCGGTCCAGGCGGACACGACGGTCCCTCGCCCCCAAGACAGAAGGTTTCCGGTGGACTCCGGCGTCAGCGGTTCCGGTTCCCGGTCTGCCGCATCCGGTGGGGACTCCTCGGTCACGGAGGCCGAGATTCAGTCCGCCATCGCCAAGGCCCGCGAGGCCGGCGACGTGCGCCAGGTAGAGCGCCTCACCACGGAACTGATAAAACGCCGGGGCGATGTCCCGGCCCAGAGGAGATAACATGGCCGGTGGAAACTTCATTGGGGACTGCAACATCCTCAGCAGCTTCGACGTTGGCGCTGCGGGAGGCACCAGGGAGGACCTGCTCGACATCATCGTGAACATCAGCCCGGAGGAAACCCGGTTCTTGTCCGGGTGGCCCAAGGTTCCTGCCGCGAACACCTACCACGAGTGGTTGCTGGACTCGCTCGCGGCCATCCCGGACCCCAACCAGGGCGACCTGAACGTGCGCTGCACCCCGGAGTCCAGCGACGCAAGCTTCGACCCGATGACCCCGCGTTGCCGGGTGGGCAACATGACCCACATCATCCGACGCACCGGGGACGTGTCGGAAACGCAGCGGGCGGTTCGGAACGCCGGGTTGGCGGACGAGTACGCCTACCAGAAGATGAAGGAACTGAAGAACCTGGCGATGGACTTCGAGTACGCCCTCATCCATTCGCAGCGCGCCGTCCAGGTGGCCCCCCAAGATGAGGGCGTTTGCGCGTCGCCCAGTGGGTGCCGGAAGATGGACGGTCTCTGGGCCATCGCCAACTGGGACAGCCGCACCTTCGACTGCCTGGACAGCCCCAAGCGGGGCACCATACTGGACCCCGCCGGTTCCCCGCAGACCGACCTGACCCCGGAACTGCTCGATGACCTGAACGAGATTCTGTGGGACAAGGGCGCCAACCCCAAGACGGTCTACGTCAACGCCTTCCAGAAACGGGCCATCTCGGCGTTCTACATCACAGGGAACGACCGGGTCATCCAGGCCGAGCGGAAGACCCTCATCAACGCCATCGACTTCTACGAGTCGGACTTCGGCCCGAGGGCCATCTTCCTGCACCGCATGATTCCCACCTCGCGGCTGCTGCTCCTGGACGAGCAGTTCGCCAACATCGCGGTGCTCCGGCCTGTCAAGTCCTACGAGCTTGCCAAGATTGGCAACTCGGACAAGTTCATGGTGGAGGGCGAGATGACGCTGGAGTTCAGGGCGATGGCGGGCATCGGCTGGCTGGATAACCTGACCGACGGCTGACGGGATGGTGGAACAGGGGGCGGGCGTCGAGTCTAGAGGCGCCCGCCCCCGCCCATAAGGAGTCCGCCATGAGTTTCACCATCATCACCCGCCACAACGACGGGTCGGTCAGCCGGGAATACCACAAGTTTCCCCTGTGCCCTCCGACCACCGGACAGTCGGCCCGAGACCGCCGCCAGAGCCTTCACGAGGCTCTGGCGCTGACCCGCAAACACCTGCGGGATCCCAGGGGTTACGACAGGAAGAAACGCGCGCGCTTGGTCGCCCGGGTGCCCGCGGAAGTCTATGCCCATGTCGCCCGCAATGAAGGCGCCGAGGCCGCCGGCGACATGAAGTACCTGATTCGCAAGAGCCGGGAACTTGGTTTTGACCCGGTGGTCAGCAAGGGGAGGTTTTGATGGCCACCGCGTTACGGGACCAGTTCCTGGGGGATGACCTTTCCGGCCAACTGCCGGCCGGGTGGAACCTACTCTTCGGACAACCCTCGGTCGTTGACCATGCCGTGGTCAACACCCCGGGCGGAGGGGCGCCGCCGGCCATCGTCGCCGTCCACAACACGGAGTTGGCGTCGGTGGAGATGGCCGTCTGCGTCCGGGTGTCTATCGATGCCAGTGTCCCGGCAACCGACAGTCTCCAGCTTTTCGCCGACGTGGAAATGGCGTCGGCCGGTTCCCCCGACATCCTGACCCGGGCCTACATCGCCGAACTCAAGGGCGACGGGTCCATATCCATCCAGGCCGCCCTGGGTTCGGGGGCGCCGCCGGACATCCTGGCGACTTGCGCGGCCGTTCTCTTGCCGGCCGACTCCCACCTGTTCATCTTCAAGGTCCGCACCACTCAGCGCGGAACACATCTGGAGGTCTTCGTAGACGACGAAGTGACCCCGGTGTTGGATTTTACCGACCGACGCCCCGGACGCCCCGAAGGTCTGCGGGCGGGGTTCTGCCTGACCGAACCGAGCGGGACCGGGAACGTGGCCATGACGGACTTTCAGGCTTATACCTTGCGGTCCTCGCTGGTCCACGTCGTCCGCCCCCCAATTCGCTTGATGACTTTGGCGGACTTGGCCTACCACGTAGCCTACCGCCTGGACCGTGCCGGAAACAGCCAGATGGACCGGGACTACCTCAAGGACTTTGTGAACTTCGCCCAGGACGAGGTCTACAACGAACTCCTGCCCTGGCGCTGGGCCTTCAGGGAGATGTCCTTCGTCACCAAGGCCGGGGTTGCCTGCTACGAACTGCCGGCCTACGTGGCCATGCTCTACGACGTGGTGAACTCGTCCCTCGGGATGCAGTTGGCCGGCGTCCGGGAACAGGACCTGAACCGGACCGAGCCGGCACGCGACCGGACGGGCGGCCCCTACGCCTTCACGGTGACTGGTCGCGGGGACTTCGGCGGCCTGGTGGTCAGGATGAACCCGACCCCCTCGGGCCAAGCGGTCATCCTTCTGCCCTATTATGCCCGGTCGGTCCCCATGACCGAGGACAACGACATCCCGCTCATCCCGCCCAACTGGCTGGAAATCCTCATCTTCGGCGCCCTCAAGAGGGCTTCTCAGTACGACACCGACGGCCAGTTCTACCAGGAATGCGACCGTTCCTGGGAGCGGATGATGAACCGCATGAAGCGCGCCAACTACTCCGACGTGAAATCCGCTCCGCGTATCCGGGTGGACAACGACCTGATGCGGGACAAGGCCGTGTCGGTCGTCGGCCCGGTCCTGCGCTCCCAGCAGTTGGGACTCTGACGTGAGAGAAACCATTGGCCGGCTCCAGGACGCGGGCCTTTCGCTGCGGTCCGCCCCCACCAAGACCGGCAACATGGCCTTGGTGGCCGACAACGTAGAGGTCATCCCTCGGGGACTGGTCGCCAAGCGTCCAGGATACCGGCGGTTTCTGGATGTCCGGGAGGCGCACCCGGTGACGGGTCTGCTGGGGACGGAAAACTTGCTGCTGGTCATGGCCGGAGACCTGGATGAGCTTGCAACGTGAGTTTCGGCACCCCGAATTCTACGGGCTGGCGCTCGGGCTGGACCCCGCCGGCCCGTTTGCTCTGGTTGCCGAAAACGTCTGCGCTCCCCAGCGCGGCCAGCTTGACAAGCGCCCTGGGTTCCGGCGGGTGAACCATCGCCGCTACGCGGGCGCCATCGTGTGTGTGCCGGACACTCAGCGCATCTGCGACTACGGACACATGCTGTCCATCACCGG